AAGATAATAATGCTATTATTGGTACATATAGTAATCACCCAATGTCGTTTTTCACTGATAGCGGAGAAACTTTAACATTGAATACTGACCACTCAGCAACTTTTGCAGGCACTATAGCCTCTAAGACTATAACTATTACACCTGCTGGTGAAATGTCACAAAGATGGAATTATTATACATCTGGCGGTAATGACTTTAGTTTAGAACATCATACTGGTGGTCAGTATTGGTATAATAGAACAACAAGTACAGCTTTATTTAGCTGGTCAAATGGAGGTTATTTTGGTATTGGAACAGATGTAACACCATCATTAGCTCTTGATGTAAAAGGCACAACTAACCTAGCTTCTAGGTTTATGTTTACAAAAGATTTATCTACTGATAAAGTATTATTTGGTGGTGCTGACCACGATACTTTTGGCGCTCCATTTATTGGTTCCTCAAGTAATCACTCATTTACTATAACTCAAAACGGAGCAGCCGCTATAACAATAGATACGTCTAAACACGCAACTTTTGCAGGAGATGTAAGTTTAGGTAGTAATGCTTTAACTGCTAAAAGAGTTAATATAACTTCATTTACATCTGCTGCTGGTTTAGTGATGGACTACGGAAATGCAGCAGGTACAGTAGAATTTATTTCTTTAAAATCTAACGGTGTTACAGCGCCAATTAAGTTAGTGATGAGACAATCTCCTAATCAATCTGATTTAGTTTTAGCAGGTTCAAGTGGTAGTGGTCTGACGTTAGATAGTTCATCAGATGCAACTTTTGCAGGTAATGTCACAATGTCGCAAAGCGATTCTTCCTCTTCTGACTTTATAAATCAAAACACACACGGCACTGGTACATCAAGAATTATAGCACAATCAAACACGACTGCGCAAAATGCACAGTTAGTTGCAGATGATAATAACGCTTACTCTTGGGTAGGTACTAGTACTGGTGGAACAAATCATATTGCTTTTAGAGATAATACAAACGCTTATTATAATGGTGGTAATTTTGGAGTTGGAACATCAGCGCCAGGTGCAAAATTAAATGTATTTACAGGTGGTAATAGCATTGCAGCAGCAATGGTGTTACAACACGATACTTTTGCTACAGATAGAAAAGTTGGTTTAGGCTTTGAATTAGGTGATACTCAAATTAAAGGTGCTGTAGGTTTTATCTCAGACGCCTCAAGCCCAGGAACACATGGTAGAGGAAATTTAATATTCTGTGTAGATAGTAATGATGATGCTGCACCTGTTGGACATGCAGATGAAAAAATGCGTATCACACACGCAGGAGCTGTAGGAATAGGAACAAGCTCACCTGGTGTAAAATTACAAGTAGTTGAAAGCACAGCTAGTTGGACAGGTGATTTTAAGAATTACACAACAAATGGCTATGGTTTAAGGGTAGATATGAGTGGGGCAAGCTCATCTAATGGTTATGTTTTTGGCGCTTATAGCCCCGCTGGAGTTGGATTATTTCTAAATGGTGCCGGTAATGTGGGAGTTGGAATTACGGCCCCATCAGAAAAACTTCACGTGGTAGGTAATGGTCTTTTTACAGGCTCTGTATCTATAACCGCTGATGGTCAACCAGCTTTATCAGTTACTGGTGGTATTAGTTGTGGTTTAAATTTAGTAATTGCAGAAGACAGTCAATTACAAGCTAGTAGAAACACAACTACAGATAGTGTAGCAGCAGCAGCAGCTAGTTTTATAGATCATAATACAGGTTCTGGTAATAGAGCTACTATAACAATGGAAGCTAACTCTTATCAAGGAGCTAAACACATAGAGTTTTATCAAGCAACAACAGTAAACGGTTCTATATCTTCAGGTTTAAATGCAACTGGCTTTAATACTTCTTCTGATTACAGATTAAAAGAAGATTTAAAAGATTTTAATGGACTTGATAAAGTTTCTAAAATACCTGTTTATGATTTTAAATGGAAGTCAGATGACAACGCTAGAGCATATGGTGTTATGGCTCACGAACTCCAAGAAATTTTACCACAAGCAGTTAGTGGTGATAAAGATGAAAGAAACGAAAACGGAAAACCTATATATCAGGGTGTTGATTATAGTAAGTTAGTTCCAGTACTACTCAAATCTATACAAGAACTAGAGGCAAGAGTAAAAGAACTAGAAAACAAGTAATAAGATATTTAGCTGGCAACGGCTAATTTGTTTAACAATTAAAATAGAGAATAATGGCTTTAGAAGGTAAATACACTTATAAAGGGATTGATTTAGCAAAAGCTTATGTTATGATTAATAATGTAAATTATAGCTCTAACGTAAGCTCTGAGACTACTGAGAAAACTCCTAAGAAGTACAATGAAGATGGAACTGTAAAAAGTGAAGCTGTCATGGAAACTAAATGGGTAAAAAATTCATCAGCAAATTGGACTGCTTCTGTATACAAAGACAAAGACGCAAGAACAAACACACCTAACGTTGTGATTTGTAACGTATCTGGTTCTTTTGATATGGACGTAAAAAGTAATGCTAAAAACCCCGTTGTTCAAGCATACGCAGCTGCAAAGGCTGAAGACGCTTGGAAAGGTTACGCAGACGCGTAGTGACATTAGCGTGTTAATAAACACGTTATTTATGTAATAATAATAAAATAGAATTTTAACTTAAATTAAATTAATTATGAATAAAGAAAACAAAGATATCAACGTTGAAGATTTAGCAGTTGAAAAAGTATCTGATGATCATTTAAAAGAACTTCAAGGTAAAGTAGCTACAATTAATCAAGCACAGCTACAACTTGGTGGTTTGGAATCGCAAAAGCATAATCTTTTGCACGGCATTTCAAGCTTACAAAAAGAGTTAAGTGATTTTCAAAATAAACTTGAAGAAGAGTACGGTAAAGTTAGTATTAACATACAAGACGGTACTATAGCCCCACTTCCTGAGCAACCAACTAATGAAGCTGATACGAAAAATTAGTGTAGGTAAAGACTATAAAAATGACGCAATGCATTACTCTGTAGGCCAAGAAGTCTACGGAGGGCATGTCATTTGTGATATATTAGAATCTACAACTAAATTTAGCGTATTTATTAAAAAGAATAATGAGGTTTTACCTTGGAAAGATTTTAATAAAAATATGGCTGTATCAGTTGAATATAATCTAGAATATTGAGAGGTTTATTTAATTTCATTATAGCACCAAAAGGTAAAAGGTATAATAACACAGCAACTGTTGGTGATACTGAACTTATATTAAATTCTTCTATTGAAGATCATTTAATGATAAACAGAACTGGTATTGTGAAAGCATTGCCAAAGCTAGGTAATACTGACATACAGGTTGGCGATGAGGTAATACTGCATCATAATGTTTTTAGAAGATGGTATAACCAGTACGGTGACGAGAAAAATAGTAGAAGTTTTATAGACGAAAACACATACTGCGTACAAGATGATCAAGTATTTTTATATAAAAATAAAGATAAGTGGTTAGCTCCAAGCGAGTATTGCTTTGTTAAACCAATAAAACCATATGAAAAAATAACTACAAATACCGAGCAACCTCTTGTCGGTGTGTTAAAGTACTCTAATAAATCGTTAGATAACATAGGAGTAACAGAAAATACTTTAGTGGGCTTTTCGCCTAATAGTAAATTTGAGTTCATTATAGAGCGCGAAAGACTATATAGGGTATTAACAAATTCAATTACAATTAAATATGAATATCAAGGACAAGAAGAAGAGTATAATCCAAGCTGGCTACAAAGCAGTTGATGAATTAATAAAAGTTGCTAAAGAAAAAATAGTTGATAGTGAAGATGACGTTTCTGCAGATAGATTAAAAAATGCAGCTGCAACTAAAAAGCTAGCTATATTTGATGCGTTTGAAATATTAAATCGTATTGAAGAAGAAAAAGCTATGTTACAAGGAAAAACACTTGATGATAAACCAAAAGCATTTGGCGGCTTTGCAGAACATAGATCAAAGTAATGTACAAACAAACATTATATAAAATTGTTAAGCCAGTAAAAGTTAACACGTTAAAAAGACTTAACAAAAGTAAAAAATGGAAGTATGGCTACAATAAAGAAAATGATATTGTAGTTATAAGTAAAACAGGTCAAATAGGTGATATATACGAAATACAAAATTTAAAAATAGCACTACCTAAACAACCTAAAGAAATTTGTAATTTTAAATCAAAGACATGGGAAGTAACACCATATGCAAAAGATTTAAATAAAATAAAAACAATATTTGACTGGCGTAACCATCCAGAAGATTTTAAGAATAAATGGTATAATTATATTGAAAGTGAATTTAATAAACGCGATAAAGGATTTTGGTTTTACAATAAAGGTATTCCAACTTATATTACTGGTACACATTACATGTATTTGCAGTGGTCAAAAATTGATGTTGGACACCCTGACTTTAGAGAAGCAAATAGACTCTTCTTTATATTTTGGGAAGCATGTAAAGCCGATGTTAGATCGTATGGTATGTGCTACCTTAAAAACAGACGTTCAGGATTCTCTTTCATGGCTTCAGGGGAAACAGTTAACATGGCAACAATATCTAGCGACGCAAGATTCGGTGTATTATCCAAGTCTGGTTCAGATGCAAAAAAAATGTTTACAGATAAAGTGGTACCAATATCCATTAACTACCCGTTTTTCTTCAAACCAATACAAGACGGTATGGACAGACCAAAAACAGAACTCGCCTACAGAGTTCCAGCTTCAAAACTCACGAGGCGTAAAATGGTTTCAAATGAACCAACAGAAGAACTCGTTGGTCTCGATACCACTATTGACTGGAAGAACACTGGAGATAACGCTTATGACGGTGAGAAATTAAAACTACTTGTTCATGATGAAAGTGGTAAGTGGGAAAGACCTGAAAATATTTTAAATAACTGGAGAGTTACTAAAACTTGTTTACGTTTAGGTAGTAGAATTATTGGTAAGTGTATGATGGGTAGCACCTGTAATTCATTAGATAAAGGTGGTGATAATTTTAAAAAGTTATATAATAATTCTGACGTAACGAAAAGAAATAAAAACGGTCAAACAGGATCTGGTTTGTATTCATTTTTTATACCAATGGAGTGGAATTACGAAGGGTTTATGGATAAGTATGGACAACCAGTATTTGACACGCCTGATGAAGATGTGATTGGACCACACGGTGATTTGATAGATATAGGTGTAATCGAGCATTGGCAAAATGAAGCAGAGGGATTACGTAGTGATCAAGACGCTTTAAACGAATTTTATAGACAGTTTCCAAGGAGTGAAGAGCATGCTTTTAGAGACGAAACTAAAAACAGTATATTTAACTTATCTAAAATATACGAGCAGATAGATTATAACGAAGAAACCAATCAAGCTGTTTCAACAGGTAATTTTCAGTGGGTTAACGGTATTAAAGATACCAACGTTATGTTTTATCCAGATTTAAAAGGTAGGTTTAAAATATCATGGGTGCCGCCGACAAGCCTACAAAATAAATTTATTATTAAAAACGGTTTAAAATATCCAGGTAACGAACACATAGGTGCTTTTGGTTGTGATAGTTACGATATAACAGGTACGGTTGATGGTAAAGGATCTAATGGTTCTTTGCATGGACTAACTAAGTTTAGCATGGAAGACGCGCCACCTAGTCAATTTTTCTTAGAATATATTGCTAGGCCTTCAACAGCAGAAATGTTTTTTGAAGATGTGTTAATGGCATTGGTGTTTTACGGTATGCCAATATTAGCTGAGAATAATAAACCAAGGTTGTTATATTATTTAAGGCGTAGAGGATATAGAGGATATTCTATGAATAGGCCAGATAAAGTTTGGAATAAACTATCAACTACAGAAAAGGAAATAGGTGGTATACCTAATTCAAGCGAAGATATTAAACAAGCACACGCCGCTGCTATTGAAACATACATACAAAATAATGTAGGTTTAAAAGGTGATAAATACGGTAACATGTATTTTAATAGAACATTAAATGATTGGGCGAGATTTGATATAAACAAAAGAACAAAGTTTGATGCGGCAATAAGTTCTGGTTTAGCTATAATGGCTTGTAATAGACATTTGTATACGCCTAACACAAAAAAAGAAAAATCAAAAGTAAACGTATCTTTTGCAAGATACAATAATGATGGCGCGCTATCAAAATTAATTAAATAAATATGAGCAAAAAAGGTTATTTTCCTAGTCAAGTAGTTAGTGATGCTGAAAAAGCAAGTTATGAATATGGATTAGAAGTAGCACAAGCTATTGAAAATGAATGGTTTGGTAAAGATACAAACAATAATAGATATAACGTTAATCAAGCTGAGTACCATAAATTAAGGTTATATGCTAGAGGCGAACAATCAATACAAAAATATAAAGATGAATTATCTATAAACGGTGACCTATCTTATCTTAATTTAGACTGGAAGCCAGTACCTATAATACCTAAATTTGTTGATATTGTGGTTAATGGTATAGCAGAAAGAACATACGATATAAAAGCATATTCACAAGACGCCGCTGGTGTAGAAAAAAGAACTAAATACATGCAGAGCATTATTGATGATATGGACGCTGCTCCATTTAATAACGAGGTGCAAAGTAAATTTGGTATTAATCTTTACCAAAATAATCCAGAAGAATTACCTCAAACATCTGAAGAGCTGAAAGTACACATGCAGCTTAATTACAAACAAGGTATTGAAATAGCAGAAGAGCAAGCATTAAAAGTTTTAATGGATGGTAATCAATATGATAATACATTAAAAAGAATTTATTATGATTTAACTGTTATAGGTATTGGCGCCGTTAAAAATGATTTTAATACGTCTGAAGGTGCTACAGTTAAATATGTTGACCCTGCTAATTTAGTTTATTCATATAGCGAATCACCATTTTTTGATGATATATATTACGTTGGTGAAGTAAAAAACATACCAATAAATGAACTTAAAAAACAATTTCCAAACTTAACACAAGAAGACTTAGAAGAAATAATACAACAGCCAGCTCAACCGAACTACCAAGCTACGAGATACGGAACAAAATATCAAGACAATAACTTAGATGGTAATATTGTATCTGTATTATACTTTAACTACAAAACGTATAGCAATAACGTGTATAAGGTAAAAACATTAGGGTCAGGCGCTGAAAAAGCTATAGAAAAATCTGATACATTTAATCCACCTGAAGATGCAAACTTTTCAAAAGTATCAAAAGCAATTGAAGTATTATATGAAGGTGCTTTAATTGTTGGCACAAAGAAATTATTAAAATGGCAGTTAGCTGAAAATATGCTACGTTCAAAGAGTGATTACACTAAAGTAAAAATGAATTACAATATTGTAGCACCACGTATGTACAAAGGTAGAATAGAATCTTTAGTTAGACGTATTACTGGTTTTGCTGATATGATACAGTTAACACATTTAAAGCTACAACAGGTTTTAGCAAGAGTAGTTCCTGATGGTGTGTATTTAGATGCTGATGGTTTAGCAGAAGTTGATTTAGGTAACGGTACTAACTATAATCCGCAAGAAGCCTTAAACATGTTCTTCCAAACTGGTAGTATAATTGGTAGGTCATTAACGCAAGATGGTGACTTAAATAGAGGTAAAGTACCTATACAAGAAATATCTAGTGGATCAGGTGGTGCTAAGTTATCTTCGTTAATTAATACGTATAATTATTATCTACAAATGATACGTGATGTAACAGGATTAAATGAAGCAAGAGATGGTAGCACACCAGATAAAAACGCTTTAGTAGGTGTACAAAAGTTAGCAGCAGCTAATAGTAACACGGCAACAAGACATATATTACAAAGCGGTTTGTATTTAACATCTGAGTTAGCTCAAGGTTTATCACTTAGAATATCTGATTTGTTAGAATATTCACCAACAAGAGATGCTTTTATACAAGCTATTGGTGCTCATAACGTAGCAATACTTTCAGAAATATCCGAGTTATACTTATACGACTTTGGTATATTTATTGAGTTATCACCAGATGAAGAAGAAAAAGCTAGATTAGAAAATAATATACAAATGGCTTTACAGTCTAAAAGCGTAGAGTTAGAAGATGCTATTGATGTTAGAAATATTAAAAACATTAAATTAGCTAATCAAGTATTAAAAATACGTAGACAAAAGAAAACAGCTAGAGATCAAGCTATAGCTAGACAAAATATACAAGCACAAGCGCAAGCAAACGCACAAGCTTCACAAGCAGCAGCTGCAGCTGAAGTACAAAAACAACAAGCGTTAACACAAAGCAAAGCACAACTAGAGCAGGTTAAAGCACAAATTGAAATGCAAAAGCTACAGTCAGAAGCTCAACTTAAGTTTCAGTTAATGCAAGCAGAGGCGCAAATTAACATGAAGCTAAGACAAATGGAAGTTGAAGCTATAAAAGGTAGAGAAGAATTAAAAGAAGATAGGAAGGACGAGAGAACTAGAATACAAGCTAGTCAGCAGTCAGAACTTATCTCACAAAGAAAAGAAGGTTCAGGACCTAAAAAGTTTGAATCTGCAGGTAATGATATACTAGGTGAAGGTATAGACTTAAGTATGTTTGGACCTAATGTTTAACAAATAAATAAAAAACAATGGCAATAGTAACTAATGATTGGACTGGTAAGATAACTGGATCTGTTTTTACAACAGCTTCTAGTGATGCTATAAAGCCTCCTACAGGTCATGTGTTTGTAGCTATAACAGCGTTAGAAGATACTGATTTTGATAGCTCAGGTGGTTTAGTTGCAGATGATGCAACTGTATGGGCAAACACAGAAGATGCTGCTGGAGATTTAGCTGCAGGTTCTGAAACAACAAGTGAAGGATCTGGTGGTGTTCAAGTAACAAACACAAATTTAGATTTAAAATCTGGCATAACAATTTACGGTAGATACACTGAGATTGATGTAAATGCTGGACAGATAATAGCATACATAGGAAAAGCTTAAGATATTGTACGAGAGTACATATGTTTAATTTTATAATATTATATTATGGCAAATGATGAAAAAAACGTCAAGATAGACGAAAACAACGCTGAGGCACCCATGGGTGAAGAGGTTAAAGTAAAACCTCGTCTTAAAAAATACAATGAACAAGATGAGCCTATGAAGGTTAATCTTGTTAAAGAAGAACTTGCTGAAGAAGAACAAGTTCAAGAACAACAACCTGTAGTTGAAGAGATTGTTGAAAAAACAAAAGAAGAGGAGCAGGTAGTTGAAGAAACTGAACAACCAGTTTTAGAAGAAGTTAAAGAAGAAGAAGAGCAAACAGCTGAAGAAGTTAAAGAAGTTGTTGAAGAGGCGATTGAAGAAGCAGAAAAAACTGGACAAGAATTACCAGAGCACATACAAAAGTTAATGAACTTTATGGAAGAAACTGGTGGTGATCTTGAGGATTATGTTAAGTTAAATCAAGACTATAGTAAGTACGATGATACAACTTTATTGCGTGAATACTATAGACAAACAAAACCACATTTAACAGGTGATGAAGTAGATTTTCTAATGGAAGATGGCTTTACATTTGATGAAGAGGTTGATGATCCAAAAGATATAAAACGAAAGAAATTAGCGTTTAAAGAGCAAGTTGCCAACGCTAGAGCCCACTTAGACAGGCAAAAGTCTAACTACTATGAAGAAATCAAAGCTGGTGTTAAGTTAACACCTGATCAACAAAAGGCTGTTGATTTTTTTAATAGATACAACAAAGAGCAGGAAGAGGCTAGCAAAGTCACTGGTCAACAGAGAAAAGTATTTACAGATAAAACAAATCAATTATTTACTAACAAGTTCAAAGGTTTTGAATATAATGTAGGAGATAAAAAATATCGATTTAATGTTAAAGATGTAAATCAAGTTAGAGAAACACAGAGTGATATTAATAATTTTGTTTCAAAGTTTATGGACAACAAACAACAATTAACAGACTCTCAAGGTTATCATAAATCTTTGTTTACAGCGATGAATGCTGATAGTATAGCAAATCACTTTTATGAGCAAGGCAAGGCAGATGCTATAAAAGAAAGTGTAGCAAAAGCTAAAAATGTAAATATGGAGCCAAGACAAGGTCTAGGTGAAGTAGAAGCTGGAGGCGTAAAAGTAAAAATGCTAGGCGATGACTCTAACCAGTTCAAATTTAAAATTAAAAAATAAGTTTAACAATTAAAATTAAAAAATTATGGCAGCAATTACACCAGCAGCAGGTACTGGAACACCGGGTCTTAACGCGGTACCATCACCTGTGAAGGCAGCTATCTCTACAAATTATTTAGATTTTGCTAGCGGTAGCGGATTAGACTGGTCACAGCAATACTTACCTGATTTAATTGAGCAAGAAGCAGAAGTTTACGGAAAAAGAACTATATCTGGTTTCTTAGCAGCAATTGGAGCAGAAGAAGCAATGAGCTCTGATCAAGTTATATGGACAGAACAAGGTAGATTACATTTATCTTATAAAATTACAGGAAGATCTGGCGATACACTAACTATTGGCGCATCAGTTGGAACTTCTAACACAGCAACCGGACATGCTATTAGAAAAGGACAAACAGTTATCGTTTCTGATGGTGCATCATCTCCTACTGTATTTAAAGGATATGTTTCAAACATAGCTGGAACAACTACAATTGATGTAGCACCTTACGGAGCTGCGAACGTTGGAGCAGTTTCTGGTATTGATGTATCAAGTTTAGCATCTAATGGTAGAGTGTTCGTTTATGGTTCTGAGTTTAAAAAAGGAACACAAGGTATGGGTAACTCAAGCTTTGATGCTGATAACAACCCTGTACAGCCTGAGTTTCAATCATTTACTAACAAACCAATTATCTTAAAAGATCATTATTCAGTTTCTGGATCTGATACTTCAAGGATTGGTTGGGTTGAAGTAAGTGCAGAAGACGGTACTTCAGGATACTTATGGTATCTAAAAGCTGAAGCTGAAACTAGATTGAGATTTACTGATTACATTGAAATGGCAATGATTGAATCAGAAAAATCTGCAGGTAGTTCAGGTGCAGCGGGTGAGTTAGGTGCAGCTTCAGGTACTGAAGGTTTATTTAAAGCTATTCAGGACAGAGGCCACACTACTTCAGGTATCGGCGGTACTAGCGCGGTAGATGATTTAGGATCTTTTGACGAGATACTTAAAAAGTTTGATGAGCAAGGTGCTATTGAAGAGTACATGCTTTATTGTAACAGGGACGTATCATTATCAATTGATGATATGTTAGCAGCGCAAAATTCTTACGGAACTGGTGGAACATCTTACGGTGTATTCAGCAACTCTGAAGATATGGCGTTAAATTTAGGTTTCTCTGGATTTAGAAGAGCATCTTATGACTTCTACAAATCA